GTAACTTATAATATAGCTTAGTTTAAGTTATATTAAATATTAATAATGTCTATTATAGGAGAATAAAAATGGCAATTAATTATACTTGGGACTGTAAAACAGTAGACGTTTACCCAACACACGATGGACATTCTGATGTCGTTTATGTGGTTCATTGGCGATTAAACGCAGAGAGCGATCAACAAGATGCTGAAGGTAATAACTATTCAGCTTCTGTTTATGGTACTCACAGCGTAAATGCAGACGATATTAGCGACTTTATACCGTTTGCAGATCTTACTAACGAAATAGTAACTGGTTGGGTTACAACTGGGATGGGTGACGATGAAGTTGCTAATCTAAAGTCTAGCTTAGACGCTAAGATAGCAGATGAAATAACCCCAACATCAGTCACTAAAACAATAGGGTAAACATGGAAACATTAATAGAAATAGTTATACTAATAGCAGTTGTTGGGTTTATAATATATAAAAAGAAACCAGAATGGATTGAATTGATAAAATCCAAACTTAATAAGTAAGCACTATGGCAGATACATTTACCACCAATCTTAATCTAACCAAGCCAGAAGTAGGAGCTTCTACTAATACTTGGGGTGGTAAGATTAATACCGACTTAGATACATTAGATGGAATCTTTGTTTCTAATGGTACAGGTACAAGTATTGGTTTAAATGTTGGTAGTGGTAAAACTTTAACAGTAGCAGGAACACTCACATCTACAGGAACAGCAACATTTACAACTATTGATGTAAACGGTGGTACTGTTGATGGAGCAACTATAGGTGCTAACTCAGCATCTACAGGTGCATTTACTACTGTATCAACATCTGGTTTAGCAACATTAAACAGCGTAACAGTAAGTGGCACATCTACTTTAACAACCGTTGATATTAACGGTGGTGCTATTGATGGCACACCAATAGGTGCAAATAGTGCTTCTACTGTCGCAGCAACAGCTATTACAGGAACAACTGTAACCACAACAGGTAACATCAATACCACAGGTGGTGAAGTTCAAATTAACGGCACAAACATATTAGCCAAAGCATATCCAGTAGGATCAATCTATATCAATGCGACTAACAGCACAAACCCAGCAACCTTGCTTGGTTTTGGTACATGGGTTGCCTTCGGTGCTGGTAGGGTTATGGTTGGTCTTAACTCTAGTGATACTGACTTTGACACAGCAGAAGAAACAGGCGGTGTAAAAGAAGTTACACTTACTGCGGCACAATCTGGTTTACCGTCTCACAGTCATACACAACTTGGTGGTGGCTTTGATGGCAATACTGGTATAGAGGCAGGTAATCAAAGAACTGTGGATTTAGGCCAAACTGGTACTACTGGTGGCACAAGCGCTCAACAAGCTCATACCAACGTACAGCCTTACATAGTCGTATATATGTGGAAGCGTACAGCATAGGGGCTAGATATGGCTCTGTTTCCAATAACACCACCAGCAGGAATAGTAAAAAACGGTACTGACTACGCCAACAAAGGTCGTTGGGTAGACGGTGATTTAGTACGTTTTGAAAACGGTTATCTAAAACCTATAGGCGGTTGGGTTAAATTTAGAGAAACAGCATTAACAGGTACACCTATTGGTATGTATTCTTATAAAGCTAACTCTGGTGAAGAAGTTTTAGCTGTTGGCACAAGGTCAAACGTATATGTTTTATATAACGATACTTGGTATGACATAACCCCTTCAGGATTTATAGGTGATGATGTTATTACATCTACTGGTTACGGTGCATATCATTACGGTGTAGAAGATTATGGTGATGAAAGAAGTACTTCAGCATTAAATTTTGATACCAAAAGTTTTTCTTTTGACAACTGGGGTGAACATTTAGTTTTTTGTTTTGCAGGAGATGGCAAGTTATATCAATGGCGACCAGATGCAGGTGGCGGAACTCCAGATACTATAGCAACAGCAATAACTAATGCACCAACAGGTTGTCAGGCTGTTGTTGTAAGTAATGAAAGACACTTAATAGCAATAGGTGCAGGCGGAGATCCTAGAAAAATATCATGGTCTGATAGAGAAGATAATACTAATTGGACATCTACTGCTAGAAACACCGCAGGTGATTTACAAATACCAACAGGCGGTAAAGCTAATTATGCTGTTAAATGGCAAAACGATATTATTATATTTACTGACGTTGGCATCAACAGACTTTACTATACAGGTTCTCCTTTTGTGTATGGTATTCAAGATGCTGGCGTAAACTGTAAAGCCATAAGTGCAAGATCAATAACTTCTGCTGGTAGCTTTTTATCATGGATTAGTGAAAATTCATTCTTCTCTTTTGATGGTACCCTAAGAGAATTAAAGTCAGACGTACACGATTACATCTTTGACAACATACAAGTTAATACACAAAAAGCTACCTTTGGCACACACAATATAGACTTTAATGAAATATGGTGGTTTTTCCCTGTTGGTGATGTAGACCAACTAACACCTAATAAATACGTTATCTGGAATTACATAGATAATGTTTGGTCTATAGGTTCTATGGATAGAAGTTGTTGGGTAGACCAAGGTGTATTTAATCATCCTATATCTTGTGACTCTAATGGTTTCGTTTACGAACATGATAAAAGACCATTGTTTAACTCACCAAACTTAGGCGACCAAGTGCCTTTTGCTACTACAGGACCGCTTGAGATTGGCAACGGTGATAGATTGGCACAAGTTAATCAAATACTACCAGATGAAGAATCTAATAGCTTACCAGGCATTACAATAGGTTTTACAGGCAAAAACACACCGTTAGGTGCAGAAACAGATTTTGGTAACTTTACTTTTGAAACAGACGGTTATACCGATGCAAGATTTACTGCAAGACAATTATCTATGAAAGTCACAGGTTCTCTAACCCAAGACTTTCAAGTTGGTAATATAAGACTAGATATAAAACCAAGAGGTAAAAGATGAGTATAGATTTATCTTCACAAAGACAATATATACAAAGAGCTGTTAATGTAAAACATTCATTTACAGCTACAACGCAACAAACATTATATGCAGCACCAAACGGTGGTAGTGATTTTAACTTTTCAGTTATTATGGGTATATTTGCTTGTGATACTGGTAATCAGCAAACCAATTTAGATATATCTATAGTTGATACAAGTGCTAATGAGTTTTTTCTTTTTAAACAACATAATATATCAGCTCATGGTACAGAAGAATTAATTATTAATTCTGGTTTAATTTTACAAGATGGAGAAATTATTAAAGCACAAGTAAACCACGCAAATATAGATTTATTTATAAACATCGTAGAATATGCAAAAGGCGATTAAAAAATCTTGGAAAGAGGACTGGATTCGCTGTAAACCCTATATAGCAAAAGCCATTAAGTATCAAGATAACTATACAATTAAGGATATAGAAGATAAAATAGAAGAAGGAATATTCTTATTGTGGGCAGGAAAGAACTCTGCTTTTGTAACAGAATTTGTAGTATTCCCACAAAATACTGCAATGAATTTATTGTTTTGTGGTGGTAACTACCAAGAGTTAGAAGCAATGTTGCCACACATAGAAGATTATGCCAAAGCCTGTGGCGTTAAAAGACTATATGGCGGTGGCAGAAAAGGTTGGACTAGGAAACTAAAACACCTTGGATTTGAAACAGAATATCTAATTAGAAAAGACTTATGAGCAAAGGAACAACAACAACAACACAAGAAGCACAAGTACCAGAATATCTGCAAAGTTTATTCACAGAATATGCACAGAGAGCAAAAGAAGCCTCTGATATACCTTTTATTGGATATACTGGTGACAGAATAGCAGGACTATCTCCAGAAGAAGCACAAGCACAAGCAGCTGCACAAGGACTATTTGGTACTGCTTTTGGTTTCGATCCTACTGCACAATTACAAACATTAGCTGGACAAGCTATCCCAACAGCAGCAGACGTACCATCTTTATTAGACGTAGACATAGGCGCATACCAATCACCTTTTCAACAACAAGTTATTGATTTAGCGTTAGAAGATATTGGCAGAGCAGAAGATATCCAAAGACAGCAGGCACAAGATGTGGCCATGCGTGCAGGCGCGTTTGGCGGTTCCAGAGGTACTATCTACGAGCAAGAAGCATTAAGACCTTTACAAGAAGAAAAACTTAGAACAGTTTCTGGCTTGCGACAAGCAGGCTTTGAGCAAGCACAAAGAGCAGCAGAAGCCGATATTGCTAGACAGCAACAGATGGCAATGTTTGCACCAGAAATGGAGCTACGCGGGCGTGCGCAGCAGGCGGGCTTGCTAGGTAGTTTACTTGGCGGACAACAACAAGCGCTTGGTACATTAGCTGGTTTCGGTGCGCTTGGTAGAGGTTTATCACAAGCAGAAAGAGACTTTGCTTTCCAAGAGTTTATGAGAGAACAACAATACCCAGGATATCAGTTAGGTTTATTAGGCCAAGCTGTACAAGCTTTGCCACAAAGTTTGATTGGTCAAATAAGCACAGGTGAACAGCAAAGCATGAGTTTAGGTGACTTAGGTAAATTTCTTGCTGGCGTTGGCGCGTTAGGAAGTTAACAGGATAAATTTTATATGGCTATACTAAACTTACCTACATTTACTAGATTTGGTAACAGAATGGCAACGCGTGGCGGTTTTGATGTTTTACCACAAGAACAACTAGCTCAAATGACTCAACAACAAGTTGATGAATATGAAAGACAAAGAGGACAAGCTAGAAGGGCAGGGGTTTCTGAAACTCTATTAAGAATGGGACAAGCTTTTCAAGGAATGGATGCCGCGGGTTTGGCTATGGAAAGACAACAAGCTAGGCAAGCACAACAGCAACAAGCTAGTTTAAATGCAATCATAGACCAGATGAATATTCCAGAGCCACAAAAAAATTTAATAAAATCATTAAGTCCACAGCAACAATATAATGCAATATATGGCCAACAAGATAGTCAATTATTTAAAGGACAGGGCGTTACTAATCAATTTTACAATGTTCTCTTGCAAGGACAACAAGACGAATCTGTAAGACGGTCTCCTATGTATAAAACTGCGTATGATTATTTATCGCAACCCCAAACAGAGACATATATAAATGAATTTGGACAACAAGTAACTAGACAAAAGGCGGGCATAATTTCTAAAGAAGATTATTTGCCTCCTACTGGTGTTACTGCGGCAGATGAAAAACCAGTTGTTACAGAACCAAAACAAGAAGAAATTGTTAAGGTGTCTCCAGAAAGAAGAAAAACCTTACAAACACAAATTGACACAGTAAATAATTCAGAAAGAAAAATATTAGCCTTTCAAGAAAAATTAGATGAAATGCAACCAGGACCGCTGACTGTTGGTG